CCCATTACATTCCGTTTTAACTACCTACGACATATGTTGTTTAGTAAATACGCGAAGATTGATGTTGCATCTTCCTCTGCGAGGAAAGCCAAGTGTCTAGATAAATACCTAGCATGCGAGGCTAAATGCAAGACAACGAACATCTATTTTAAGGAAAAGCAGTATGAAGGCACTAAAATACATCATTTACTTATGCTTACGCGTAAGTATATTAATGATATACTCGGGCCTCTTACTTGTGATCTTTTCGATAGATGCACCTTCGGACCTGGATCCTCTACTAGATTGCCTCATCCTTATGTGGATGCAGTTTTCAAATTAGAGGGTATACCACACTGTACGTCTCTGCTCAAGGACTTGCTTGATAGGCTTAATAACCCATTCAAACATGTTTTCCCAGAGTATGAGATACGCGAGTGTGCCAAGTACACAACCGTTCCTAAGAACGCGGTCATAGATAGACCAATAGAGATACAGCCCTGCCTGAACATGTTCCTACAAAAAGCGTTAGGAAATATGATCAGAGAACGTATGAAAGGCCTGTTTTCAGGCGCCTCACGGCCGTTGAATCTTAACGATCAAACGCTTAACCAAGAACTGGCTAAACTTGGCTCTATGTTCGGTGACTTATGCACATTGGACTTAAGTTCCGCTTCAGATCTCATATCCACCAACTTCGTGTCATATTTAATTGATGACGCTAATTGGTTGGCAATGCTATACGCATCGCGCGTTGGTATTGTAGAACTGGAGTGCGGGAGACAACTTCCTTTGGAGAAGTTTTCCGCGATGGGCAATGGGTACACATGGGAGCTTCAATCATTGATTTTCTATTCAATGGTACGGGCTTGCAATGAGTATCACGGTTGCAATCAGTTTGTTGCCTCAGTCTACGGTGATGATATTATATGTCACCGAGATGTAGCGGACACCCTGATCGAGTTTTTGCATGCTTGCGGACTTTCCGTAAACACTGACAAGAGCTTTTTAGACGGGCCGTTCCGTGAATCGTGTGGTAAACACTATTATAACGGTTATGATGTAACACCGTGTTACATGCGTAAACCTCTGGTAACTAACCAGGATATAATAGCATTTCATAATCGCCTCTTCCACTGGGCTACACAAGATGGTTTTAAGGACATACGCTGTCTGGACGCGCTTGCGCATCTAGTTAGTCATCTGTCTTGCGAACCTCTCCGTGTTCCGGTTGGGAAGGGTGATATAGGAATCCACACATGTGGTAACGATTTGCCAGAGTCTCGTTGGCACTTGAGGAAGGAC